ATCATCGCAACTAACTTTTGAAAAATCACTAAATGGTACTATTACTTCATGTGTTACCGCATCCTTAATTTGGTAATATGTTGTTGATGGTAGATATGCAACATCATTATATGAATACTGTGATGTATATGTTTTTAATGGATATTTTTCTCTAGCAACCAAACGTATTAGTACGGTACTACCTTCTTTATATTTTGTTTTCAATCGCTTGAATGTTACCTTAATATCTTCTGCGATTAGTTCTGGTAGTGAACCTATCACAAATTGTGAATCATCCCAACCAATTCTAATTTTCGGTTGATATATTGTATTTGTTTCTTTACCAAAGAATTGTAACATCCCATAATCAATTGTATCATTTTCATTTGAATCTGAAAATTTAATTACCCAACCATTATTATCAATACTACCACTTACCCATGAATTGATTGGTTCTACTACATTAAATGTTATATCATATGCAAGGTATTCTACTGATTCCGATACTGCACTTGCGGTTACATAGTATCCACCTGATCCAGAAGTCCAACTTGTATTTGTAGTTTTATCATCCCACGTTACACCTTGTGTACTTATATCATCGAATTTAGTACCAATACCCATATCCCATGATTCCGCGAGTTGGTACATGTATAGAGAATAGTTTGTAGGAATTTCTTCACTTTCACATTCTCGTAAAACCAATTCAGCCGAGGTCATTGTTATTTCACCCGAAGCAATTGAGGATGATATACTATTTGAATTAAATTGTATTAACCCACGTGATACATTCTTATTACCTAATATGTAATTCGCAGAAACCTCTATCAACTCATCTAAACCAGTGTTCTGATTTGGTTGTTGTTCGTATATCGTTGCATCTTTCGATGATGTAAAAAATTGATACATATTATATGGCTTTTCCCCTTATATCCTTGGCTGGAAACTTAACTTCAAAAATAGAAGGGTCTAAAGATGGATAAACCATTTTTCCTTTAGTAGCTTCTTGAATGTTGTATGAGTTTATCGAATAGTTTCCTAAACACTTATTGTTTATTTCTACCATAGGTACAGATTGTACACCTTCGATACCAGCAATTAATAATTCTATTTCACTAATGTTTATTGGCATATTGAAAGACCAATTATCTATATTAAAGTAATCGGTAAGTTCGTTTACACATCTTACCAACACTTCTCGTTTGTTATAACCACCGTAAACCCTTATCTCAAAATCAACACCAACATTTATTATAAAACCATTCATGATATTTACACCATCGGTTAATAATCTATATTCTTCTAGGTATGTTTTAAGATTTTCTTTAACACCTTGATTTAAAGTAGATAACTTTTTTTCTGAATTATAACCCAATACATAAAGATTCAAAGCAAATGAGCGTGAATCTTCTTTACCATATGGTGCACAAAATGCTTTTGCGATTCCACCGTATCTGGATGGCATTGATAATGCTCTTATTTGATAATCCTTTGTGGTTACTGCTCTGTTTTGTGAACCGAAATTTCCTAATGCGTTCTGTCTAATTTCTTCAACTGTTTCTGCACCTCTACCACCTGTTGCTGGTTCTTCGTTTTCTACTGCTACCGAAGATTTTACTTGTGAGTATAATCCTTGTTCGGATGTAGAAAAGAAAGTATCATCATCATCAAATGCAATACCTTGGATTCGTGTCAAATCACCTTGTGCAACATTTGAACTAATACCACCACCCACTAAATAAGATACGGTTAGTGTTGTATTTGATGGTGCTTGACCATATGTTCTTGTTTTTAAGAAGTTAGCTGGGTCAAATGATTCACCTAATCTATCAATTGATGAATTTAACCCTAATCCTACATTTTTAAAGTTAGGAATAAGAGTTTCATCGGATGCGGTTGAATTACCACCACCGAAAATTAAACTCGTAGTATTATCTGCATTTACTTCTGATACAAATCTACGTGATGTTTTTATTAATCTTAATACGTTAGATACACTTCCCTTGTATGGTAGTAAATCTTCATCTGTTTGTTCTGAAACTGGATAATCTTGGAAAATCATTTCTTGTGCAAGATATGGTACTTCGTACCACTTATTACCATTTGAATCACGAACATCGTAAATCTGAATGATATTAGTTTCGGCTAAATTTATTTTAGAAAATTGTTCTGGTGAACCGAATGATACATCAACTGTTTTAGTTGTACCTGATATTGCCTTCACGTATTTTTTAACCAAATAAAATGTTGGTTCTTGTGTAATAGTATCTCGTTCGTGTACCGAAATTTCTCTATCGTTATCATCTGAAAAATCTAATAATTCGGTACTTCTGAATATAGTACCTGTTTCATTTGATTCAACTAACATTCCTTCTGAAATTCTTAAAAAGAATCTTGAATCAGGTTGATTATTATTACCTGTTCCAACACTTGGTACTAATTGGTACACGGCTAGATTTACTAACGCAGGTGTTGTTACCTTTGGTTTATATCCAAGGTACTTTGCAAGAGCTATTACATTTTCCTTATCTTCTGCATATCCCATTAAAGATTCTTTCAATGAATCATCTACATAGTATGAAAGTACATCACCTAAATATGATGCCATTTCAATAAATAATGTTCCGGGAGAAGATTCATTAAAATCAGAATATGATTTTGGAAAATATGTTTTAGCATACTCAATTAGATTACTACGGAATTCCGTGAAATCTTTATTAAGATACTTTATATCTCGATTGGTTTGTTTTGTTGTTTTATTTAAACTCATTTTATCCCTCTATTGTAAATGTTATTTCTTGGGTATCTATACTATTACCAACCGTGAAAGATACACTAATATCTGCTCTGTTATTATCTTTCATTTCATCTGACATTGTTATTTCAATTTCACTTATATTGATATATGGAAGCCAGAAGTTAACACTTTCTTCAATGGTTAATTGTATTCTTTCCTCTAAATCATCAGTAGCTTGTTCAAACAAAAGAGAATGTAATCCTGTTCCAAAGTTTGGTTGCATTACACGTTCACCTCGTTGTGTTAATAGTAAATTGATAAGATTTGCTCTTGCTTGTTCAAACGAAGTAAAACCTTGTCTGAAATATCCATTCTCTCCTTTTTGGACGGGAATAGTTAAACCATATGCATAGTCATTAAACTCTGTAGTATCTTTAACTACCTTTTTACCTATTACATATGCCATATCAATTTATTATTTTTTAAAGCGTTTAACTAATTCCGAATAATCTCTATTTAATACCTTATCCATTACAGGAACACCAGTTTGTACTCCAAGACCAGATGGGGAAGCACCTTTACCACCCATATCACCGTACCCCATTTTTGCTGCCATTTGTGAACGAATAGCATCAATTCCACCAGGTGCACCATTGGAATCTAATCCTATGGTTTTATCCATATTTCTATGATTCTCATGTAATGCAGAACCTTCTTTGAATGGACGAGTTTCGTTTAGAACTTGATTTAGTAAAGCGTTTTTACTAAAAGTTTTCTTTGGGGCTTCATCTTTTCTTTCGTTTTCTAAAATAGCATTCGCTAGTGAAAACATATCTGTTTCTGGTTCTTGTTGTTTTTTACGTGAAACTTGTTTGTTTTCGTTTAGTGCTTTAGCAACACCTTCCTTTACCAACTTCGGTAATTGTTTTTTAAGTTCTTGCTCAACGATTAATTTTATAATTCTTGCTAATTTTTTCGAATCCATACCTTTTTATATTATAGTTCTCTTATAAATATATGGATATAATTTTTTGAAGATTTTTAATTATGTATTGTAGTAACACTTGATACCTGCTTCATATCTACCTTTATACATAGTTAATGTGGTTTTACGATTGGTACCTGTTCTCTTTGTACTAACATGTAACCATATGCTGTTACCATGTTCAAATATAAGTTGGTCAAATGATGTGTTCTCTACAATCCATTTTGCAATAGGTAAATACCCTAAAGGCGTAACTCCTGAAAATTGGATATCAATCGCTTCTCCTTTTTCATGTTGGGAAATTCTATCGCCAGGTAAACTCGGTGTTCCCCTAAAAGCTGAATTAATTATAACATTTGGAAACTGACGTTTTATTGGTTCTAATAAATTTAATGCAACTGTTTCAAGGTTACAAACAATATCATCCGAAGTTAATCCATGTTGTTGTTTTATTTTATGTGGGAATGTTGCATCTAATGATAAATTACGTAACAAGAAATTTTGTGATAAATTCGCATTATAATTTAAACCTATTCCACATTGTGATTCAATTGGTTGAACCTCATTCGAATCTGGTAGTACCTCGGTTGGTGTATTTGTTTCAGCTGGGGTTGCATCTTCTGGTAACTGAGCCTTTATTCTTTCCAATTGAGGACTTGAAGGTATATCCTCATCACTAAGGATATGACGGCCTGTTTGTTGAACTACTGCCCTACTTCCTTCTACTGTGTTGTTATCATCTGGAATAATATCAAGTAATTCTTGTATTGTTGGTTCTTGTATTATATCAATTATACCATCTACGTTTGGTGTTGGTGGAGTTGGACGTGAATCTGGTATTGAAAATCCTTTCCATAATAATATTCCAGGTGCTGGTGGTACGGTTGGGAAACCAGGATATAATGAAATTGTATTATAAATTCCTTCGATTGATAATAGATGAATTTTCATAGCTAAAATAAGTTGATCCAGAAATCTTGCAGAATCACTCGTTGGAACTTGTGGACTTATGTTAGGAAATGTTCCAGGTTTTGAAACTATAGCAGATGTTGTTGTTATATTTTGTATGGTTCCTGTAGCGGGTATGATAGGGGTGGGTGCTAAGTTCAAAGTAGCACCAGTCCAATATCCTACTATACCTTTTCCGATTTGATTTATGATATCGTGTTTTCCTTCACGTTTTTGTAGTGCAGTTGTTAATGCAAGATTAACCATTGTATTCATTAGCTCGGTATTGGTTTTTAATACCGTTACATTATTTATAGTCTGAAATCCTCTACGAACTGCGAAATCGTATTCTGACGTTAGTTTGTTTGCAAAATCCCCAAATGTAGAAATTCCATTTTGGTTTTGCATATAAGATAACATATTTTGTTTGAATACTTGAAAAGACATTTATTGTGGGTCTGTAAAATTCAATTCGGATAACATAGTATCCAATTCTGCTTTTAATTTATTAAATTCACCTTGGTTGGTAGGACCTACTGCGGTTGGACCAGAAGGTGTTTGATAAACTTGTTTAACAATCAAATCTATCATCCTTTCCAATAATTTCTTTAGAGTTTCCCCGCGCACCAATGGTTCGGTTGATTCTTCTGTATTTAAAAATATGTTACCCTTGCCACCTAGTATGTATGTACTATTATCATTGGTAGTGATACGAACATCACCGTTAAAATTAAGGTTTGCACCTTCATTTCCATTATCTATTGACATTTTACCATCAGAAATAAATCCCCAATTTCCTTTGGAATAGAAAATCATTTCTTGTGATTTGGCAGATAATATAATCCTATCCGAATTTATTAGAATTTGATCATTACCTACTAATTCAGATGGATACTCCTCAAAATTATCTGGTTTTGTTTCAAAGTTGGAAGAACCACCTTCATCAACTGTTCCAGGTTGAAACGGAATTTTGTATTGACCCGAAGTCATTATTATAGATGAACCATCTCTATTTATATCTTCTTCTGTGATATCACCAACTTCCAAATCATTGATAGAAACAGCATTTTGTCTGTTTCGTATCATTATAGTTGGTGCATATTCGTTATCTGGATTATTATACCCACTAAAACGAATTGATTGTCCAAACCTACTTTGGATTAATTTATCACCTTCATATAAACGTAATCTGTTTACTTGGTTATCTTCAAAATAAGTTCCAATTTTGGTATCCCTATCGGTACTATTACTAGAATTTACAATTCCTGTTTGTGAAGTTTTACTATATGAGTTAGCATTATTAGTTGGCTTATCAACAATGGGATATGCATTTTTGTTAAAGTTCTCTTTTGCGTTCCCGCGATTCAATCCACCAACATTTAATCTACGGTAGTAGTTAACGTTACCTACTTTGATTAATTCCACAGTTTCACCAACTAATGGAATATCTAAATTTAATGGGTCTAGTGGTGGGTATATTGGCAAATCAGATTCATTTGAAACTTGATTGGATGCATCCCGGATAACACACGAACCTATTACCGATGTATTCTTTCCTGTTGAATAAATCGATTGATTGGAATCTACTAGATTTTTAGCATCTTCGTTTAAAATAACATCAACTACTATACCAACGGTATTTGTTTTTATTGATGATTTTTTATTGGTATTACTTGTCTTAAAAGAATTATTCGTCCTCTGACTCATCGTTTTTCATTTCTTTTTTAATTCGTTCGATATCACTCTCGATACCATGTATAACATCAGTATCTTCATCAACCACATTTTCACTTAAATCTTGAACTTCTTGTAATAATTGTTGTTTCTCGGATGCAGTAAGGAAACCAGTGTCACCCTCTACCTTTGTATTGGATGTAATAATTCTCTGTGCAATGGTTGCCATTTTTAACAATGAATCATCGTTCTTGGTAGATGAATCGACTAAATCTCTTATAATAGGATATATCATCATTATATCATTTGTATTCATAGAGCCATCTCCCATTTTACGAATCGAAGTTTTCAAATCAAATATCAGTTCTGAAATTCTTCTTTTCTTGGTTTGTTGGTTTTTGTAAATATCTTTGAATAACCCCCCTAAATCTTTTCCTGGGAATAATTCGAAATCCATATCACTCATAATGTAAAGTATTTGTTCAATATATAAATATAGTAAATAAAAAAACCCAACCGTATAGGGTTGGGTTCTATTTCAATCACTTTAATTTACGATTGTTGTGTATTTAAATAATTAGGAATAACGGTCTACTATCAAACCAACCTTATGACTATACAAGTATAAATATAAGATGGATTAAGATTCC